TTACGGCCGCACCCCGGCCGCCGGCCAGCTCGAGGCCGCGCTCGAAGCCCAGCCCGATCTCGAGCGCATCGTCGACCGCGAGGCCCGCCAGCCCGGCGACATCCTCCTCCTGCGTTTCGGCGGCGACCCCCAGCACGTGGCCATCCTCACCGACGCCGACACCATGATCCACAGCTACGCAAACGTCGGCATCTGCTGCGAGCACCGCCTCAGCCCAGTCTGGGCCGCCCGCATCGTCCGCGTCTACCGCTTCCGCGGAGTCGTCGCCCCATGAGTCTCGGACAGGCCATCGGCGGCATCGCCGGCGCGGTCGTCGGTTTCTTTGCCGGCGGCAATGTCTGGATGGGCGCCCAGATCGGCATGTCCCTCGGCGGCTATCTCGACCCGCCCAAGGGCCCGACCGTCGAAGGCCCGCGCCTCTCCGACCTCAGCGTCCAGACCAGCACCTACGGCGCCTCGATCCCCCGCGTCTACGGCACCTGCGTCCTTTCCGGAAACGTCTTCTGGGTCGAGAACAACGGCCTCAAGGAAGTCCGCACCAAGAAGAAATCCGGCGGCAAGGGCGGCCCCAAGACCACCACCAAGACCTACGCCTACTACGCCACCTTCGCCGTCGGCCTCTGCGAAGGCGAGATCGCCGGCGTCCTGCGCATCTGGATCGGATCCAACCTCATCTACAACGCCGGCTCGACCGATCCCGCGACGATCGCCGCCAGCAACGCCGCCGCTACCGGCTTCCGCGTCTACACCGGCAGCGAGACCCAGGACGCCGACCCACGCCTGCAGGCGACCCTCGGCGTCGCCAACACCCCCGCTTACCGCGGCCTGGCCTACATCGTCTTCGACGACCTGCCGCTGGAAAAATACGGCAACAGCCTGCTCGGCGCACAAGTGCGCGTCGAGGTGATGCAGCTCGGCGTCACCTACACCTACCCGTACCAAACGTTCACGATGCCCAGCAGCCAGACATGGAGAAGTGGCGCATGGGATGGCACAGTGTTCTGCGCGGTATCCGCTGTCAACCATGTGGTAGCGGTCTCGTCCGATGGTCTGAACTGGCAGCAGGTCGCCCTGCCAGACAGCGCCAGCAGTCGGACCGGCGTCGCGTCAGACGGCAATGGGACGCTTCTGGTGCACGGGATCAGTCCAACAGGTTCGATCTGGAGGTCTGTTGATCACGGGCAGACATGGGCGAAAGTGCACACGGCTTGGGAGTGGATTGATCATATTGCATGGTCGGGCAATGGGTTTCTCGCAACGGGCAGCTCCTCCGTCGTGCGCACATCGCCAGATGGCCTCACGTGGACAGCGCAGACATTTCCCGTCGGCGGCACGTACTTTTCCAGGACCCCGGTTTGGCACGCCTCATCCGGCCATTGGTATGTAGTCACGCAAGATGGAGCAGACCCACGGGTCTATCGATCGCCAACCGGCGCGACTGGTACGTGGTCGCTCGTGTATACCATGGCTGGCGACCTCAACAATTTCGGCTTTGGATGCGTCCACAAGGGCCGCATCCTGTTCAACGGCGTCGGCACGGGCGGCAGCGGCTACGGCAACATGATGGTCTGGTCCGATGACGGCCTCTCCTGGACCCAGACCAACGTTCCGAGTCGCGAATACTGGATGCTGTCGGACGGCGACAATCTCTGGGTTGGCGACGGCGGCACGACCGGCAGTTGCTACTACAGCCCCGACGGCGTCACCGGCTGGACCTACTACGACGGGCCGAACCAGGGCGTCAACCACGAGGCGTTTTACGGCAATTTCGCGATCGTCGCTGTGCCGACTGGCAACAACCAGGGCTTCCTGATCACCAAGCAATTCTCCAACCCCCTGCCTATCGACCTCGGCGAGATCGTCAGCGCCGAGTGCCTGCGCTCCGGCCTCCTCACCGCCGGCGACATCGATGTCGCCGCCCTCACTACCCCCGTGCATGGCTACCGCATTGGCAACCGCGGCACCCTGCGCTCTGCGCTCGAGCCGCTGCAGATCGCCTACCCATTCGACGTCGTCCAGCGCGGCTACAAGGTGACCTTCATCCCGCGCGGCGGCGCCAGCGTCGCCACCATCGCCGCCAACGACCTCGGCGCGCACGGCGACGGCGACGAATCCCCGGTCCGCATCACGATCAGCCGCGAGATGGACTCGCAACTCCCCCGCCGCATCGCCATCCAGTACCTCGACAGCCAGCGCGACCACGAGCGCGGAGAACAGTACGCCGAGCGCGGCAACACCCCCGCCACCAACATCGTCGCCCTGGAAATTCCCGTCGTCCTCGATTCCACCGAAGCCGCCGGCATCGCCGAAGTCCTGCTCTACCTCGCCTGGCTCGAGCGTTACGAGCTGCAGTTCAGCCTCCCGGCAGCCGCCTGGAACGCCCTCGAACCCGCCGACGTCGTCGCCCTGCCGACCGACGAAGGCACCGCCAGCGTCCGTCTCATCGCCATCGACTACACCAGTGACGGCCGCCTCGATTGCAAGGCGCGTTACAACCTGCCGGCGATTTACACCCCGACCGCCACCGGCGCCCCTCCCGCCTCGCTGCCCGTGCACACCATCGTCCCCGTCGGCGGCACCGTCTACCACCTGCTCGACATCCCGCAAGTCCACGACGTACAGGCCAATCCCGGATTTCTCGCCGCCATGTGCGGCGCCCTCGACGGCTGGCAAGGCGGCGCCCTCATGCAGTCCGCCGATGCCGGTACCACCTGGTCCGACATCCAGGATTTCGACCCACCTGGCGCCACCATCGGCACCGCCAGTACCACCATCGGCAGCGTCGACCACCGCATGATCGACAAAGCCAGCGTGCTCACCGTCACCCTCGCCAACGGCGATCTATACGACGTCACCGAGGCCGCCATGCGCGCCGGCGCCAACCACTTCGCCTACGGCGCCCACGACCGCTGGGAGATCATCGCCGCCCAGAAATGCACCCTGCAGAGCGGCAAAACCTACATCCTGCGCGACCTCCTGCGCGGCCGCTTCGGCAGCGAATGGGCGATGGGCACACACCAGGTCGGCGACGCCATCGTCCTGCTCGACACCGACGACCTCGCGATGATCTCGATGTCCGCCAGCACGATCGGCCTCAGCCGCCTGTACCGCGGCATCACCTACGGCCGCGACCTCAGCACAGACAGCAACCGCTCCTTCACGTACCAGGCCGTCAACCTCAAGCCCCTCTCGCCCATTCTCCTCAACGGCCATCGCGACGCCAGCGGCAACTGGTTCCTGGACTGGGTCCGCCGCGCCCGCGGACTCGTCGAATGGCGCGACTACGTCGACACCCCGCTCAACGAAGCCACCGAGCAGTACCAGATCGAGATTTTCTCGAGCGGCAGCTACACCACCGTCAAGCGCACCCTGACCGTATCAGCCGCCGCGGCGAGCTACACCACAGCCGAGCAAAGCGCCGATTTCGGTTCCAACCAGACAACCCTGTACCTGCGCATCTACCAACTGTCCGCGACCGTCGGCCGCGGCTACGCCCTGCAGCAATCCATCACCAGATAACCGGGACCCCGACAAATGGCCGACAGCACAACCCACCTCGATCTGCTCGATCCGGCTCAAGCCGGCCACGCCTTCAGCGCCAACCAACTGTTCGACGCCCTGTCTCCAGCCCTCTTCGGCGGGCGCCGCGAAAAGACCTGTTCCGGTCTAACGTGGGGCTACTACGGCGGTGGCCTCGCCAAATCCGACGGCTCCCTGGTCGCAGTCGCCGACGGCACTTTGACCCTCACCGCCAGCGCCACGAACCGCGTGTACCTCACTCTGAGCGGCACCATCGCCGTCACCTCGGGCGCCGCCGCAGCCGATGAATTGGTGCTTCTGTACTCCGTCGTAACCGGCGCTTCATCGGTCACCTCATACCAGGATCACCGGTACTGTTTCGACCCCCCCTGGGCCGTAGTCCGCGCCTCCGCCGACGCCGCCTCCGGCGACGTCACGGTCAGCGGCGCCACCCGCCGCGCCGGCTACCTTACCGTCACCGGAAACCTCCCCGCAAACCGCAACGTAATCGTCCCCAACGACTGGCAAGGCGTCGTCTACAACAACACCACCGGCGCCTTCAGTTTGACCTTCAAGACCGCCAGCGGCTCCGGCGTAGCCGTCGCTCAAACCAAGCGCGCCACGCTCCTCGCCGACGGCACCAACGTAGTCCGCATAACCCCCGACACCTAACGCCCTAGCTAAGCCGCCTGGCGCGGCCTTATGCGACAGGTCGGCTTGAGCGACGTGTTAGCCCGCACTCGCTCGATGCAAAAATATACACACAAAACTCTTGACATTGAGTTATGTGTGTATATAATAGAGCCATGGTAAGCAATAACGCGAGCCAACAAACAGGAGCGAAGACCATGAGCATTTTTGCGACGATCTACAACGCGGAACTTGAGCCACTGACGGATGGTGCCGAAGTCGAGACGGACGCCGAATTTTCCGGCCTCGAAACGCAGGCGCAGGAACTCGCGGCGGGGGGCACGAAGTGCTGCATCCGCTGGAGCCGCGAGAGTGACGGGCAGGTTGCTTACTGGGGGCCGGCAGGGGCAACGCTCAAACCGCACTGGTACGCCAAGGTAGGGCGACCGGAGGAGATGCAGGGCGGCAAGCGCCGCAATGTGTATTTGGACGATGCGAGCTGGGCCAAGGCGGTCGAACTCGGCAACGGGAACGCCAGCGATGGCATACGGATGGCGCTGGCCCGTGCGGGCTAACCCCATTTATGGCAGCGACTGCGCGTTAAATATGTCCCCGTGCTGTGCCAAGTAGCGCGTGAAATTTGTGCCAAGTAGCGCGTGACTTTACAGTACAGGGCATCGCCGCGTCGCGCGGCTTCGGCGAGGGCGAGGGTGGTCTTGCCGGCCTGACTGAGCCAAGTCATTGAATTCATGGCACGCCCGAGACGATTCGAAC